CCTGGTTTAACCTAAAAGACTATTACAATGTTACGTGTCGGAATTACTGCGGTATGTGCCCTCACAGCGCTTGCTTACTACAACATGCCTAAGATTGTTCCATGGAATGTTGAAAGGCTAGCCAGATCAGCTATGGCCATAGCTGATTCTGGAGTAGCGGATTTAGAATTGATCGATGATCCTGAGAAACGTGTTGAGCGAGATCGACCTGAGAGGGTCCATTTCATCGGACAATTGGTTTTGTATGCCCGTATGAAATGGGGCTTGTTGGAATTCAATGAGCCTAATCGTTTGATGGTGAGGAAATATCTGTTAGATATTTGTGAACGTCATGGCGTACGTCCTGGTCACATAGCTACGATGCTTGATACTGCTGTTGCTCTATCTTTTACTCCTTTAAAGAGTGATATTGAGGAAAAGCAAATTTGGGCTTCTAAAGAAGTTCTGGTGCGGAATGTTGCTATGAAGGCTCGTTATGTGTCTTCGTGGAACTTCCTTGGGCTGGGGCGCTTATTTGAGCGTTCCAGCTAGGGGTGCCTAAGTGTATTGGCAGGGGTTGAGTGTAGCCCATCACTCCTCACTCATCCCGCATTGTCTGTCAAGAAGCATTTGGGAGTGTCTCCGAAGGTGCGCAAATATTATCATTTGGGTCCGGTTAGTCCCCCAAATAATTATATTGTGCACAATAGTTCCATTGTTAATCTTACACGTGCCGTGCTCACTAGGGTTTTATATCATGGTGGGCAGTTGGTACGTCGTCCCGATGATGGGGTTTTTAAGCAGCGATTGGAGGAATTTAAATTCCGGCTTACTCGTCATCTTCCATCGACCATCCGTATGAGCAACGAGGATTTTCCAGGGTTGTACACGGATCGCAGGAAGAAGATTTATGAGAAAGCCGCTGACAGTTTGCTACTTGAACCTCTCACCCGGGCGGATGCAGGTCTGAAGGCTTTTGTTAAAGCTGAGAAGATCTGCGTCGATAAGAAGGTCGATCCTGACCCGAGGGTTATTCAGCCTAGAGACCCACGTTACAATGTTGAGCTTGGTTGTTTTCTTAAACCAATAGAAAATGACCTTTATCAGGCTGTTGCTTGTGTTTTTGGTGAGCGGACAATCTTTAAGGGATTGAATGCTAGCCAATCTGCGGGGTTGATGTTGTCTAAGTGGAATAGATACAAAACTCCTGTAGCTATTGGATTGGATGCTAGTAGGTTTGATCAACATGTATCTCGCTCTGCTTTAGAATGGGAACACTCAATCTATCAGAAGGTGTTTGATAATCACCCTGAGTTGATGAGGTTACTTTCTTGGCAAATTGATAACCGAGCGAAGGGTTATTGTGTTGATGGTAAGCTAAAGTATTCAGTTGATGGTTGTCGTATGAGCGGTGATATGAATACCGCTTTGGGCAACTGTCTTATTATGTGTGCTTTAGTCTATTCTTATTGCAAATATGCAAACGTTCCCAATTTTAGCTTAGCTAATAATGGTGATGATTGCATTGTCATTATGGAGAGACATTATTTGGCAAGGTTCCAGTTGAACCTTCGTGAGTGGTTTATGGATATGGGGTTTGACATGAAAGTTGAATCACCAGTTTATGAGTTTGAGCATATTGAATTTTGCCAGACTCATCCTGTACGTACTGCTCCGAATAGCGCAATTATGATGCGTAATATGCCAAATGCCTTAGCGAAGGATTCTATATCCATCAAGCCATTGGATACGCTTGGTGGATGGGCAAAGTGGCTACGTGCTGTGGCTGAGGGTGGGCTATCATTGACTGGTGGCCTTCC